CGGCCAATAGACTGTAGATTGCGAATCCGAGACTTACTAGGGCTAGCAAACACGATGTTGTGAAGATTGCGAATGTTAATCCCAGTACTGAATGTTCCGTAAGAAGCAATGATGATTGCGTTCGATTCCTTCTCCGTGATGGCACGGATACTCTCTCTGGTATCGGCATCTGTTCCTCCAAATACAAAAAATACCTGACGACCCTTTGCAACTTTACTGCTGACCATATCATACAGTACTTTACCATGTTTCTCTACAAAGCTAAACAGGACTAAGGTGTTTCCTTCTAATGATAGTGTCAGGTTTGATATAAAGTTGTTTCGTTTATCATTCTGTGTGAGAAAGTCCATCTCGTCATGGAACTTATCCTCTTTATGAGCTTTACGTGTCAGCTCACTATACTTCAATACAAGTATCTTAATCTTGAGGTCTGCTAACGTGTTACCTTCAATCAGCTGCTTGGTCTTTACAAAAGACTTAACTGTACCAAACAAACCTTCCAATACTAACTTATGTGTCTCTGTACCATCTAGTGTACCAGTAAATCCAAACCGGTACTTACAATCACTTAACCTCGTCATAATGGTAGTAAGAGACTTTGCTTTGAATAGATGAGCTTCGTCACCTATCACTACATTAAACTGATCAAACCATTTCTTTGGCATCTGGTATATTGACTGCCACGTTGTAATAGTAACGTCTTCATCGATAACTTCTCTATCAACTCCAGCACTAATGAGCTTACATTCTTTTTTGTATCCGTAGTCCTTAAAGTCACTGTACATTTGACGAACCAAAGACACTGTTGGTACTACTATCAGTGTCTTCTCGTTATAGAATCTTGACAGTAGGTAGATGATCAACGACTTACCAGATCCAGTTGGAGACAAGATCATCGATCTGTTATTACGTACGCAATGTGTAAATGCTTCTAGCTGGTACTTACGTGGTTCAAACGGTAAGTTGATTTCACTTGCAAACTCAGCTGCTTCCTGAAATGAGAACTCTTCTTGTAGTTCTAGATCGGAGTTAAACTCTAAATCATAGTCTCTCTCATCACAAAACGTCTTTAGATACTGAAGCAGCCCAACATATAATCCATTGTTACGACTGTTGAATAGACGTATACGCCCGTCCCATTGCCTACGCTTAAACGCAGGCATAAACTTATACCCAGGCGCAAAGAATGAGAAGAACTCATTCAGCTCCTGTGCGATTCCTCGACTACAATCGACCTTTAAGTAGGTCTCATTCACTTTCTCAACTGATAACAATTCTCTATACGCCGAAGTGTGTGAGTTTCCTCCAGTCGATAGCATTCTTTATTTGGAAGCCTCTGTTGTTTATACTTCTCATAATATCTTCCAATAACGAAACCACCTGCTCTTGGTACACCATACGGGTAACAAGATCAATCATCTCCTGGTCTCCTTCAATGTACTGCTGAACGTCAGCCTTGAGCACATGCTTCTCCCATGGCTCACGTCCAATAGCTTGAAGGTCTTCAGGATTATTCAACTCACCTCTATAATATTCACTCAATCGTTTGTTCAGTGTCTTATACTGAATCTTATACTTCTTGAGTCTAAGTTTCTGCTCATAGTATATCTTTAGATACTTACCATGAAGTACTGGAACATTTAGTGCTTCAGTATCCAACTCAACATCATCTATCTTGGCATCTTGCTGCCACATTTCTATCACTTGTTCGATCTTCAAGGTTTGTATCCTATAACGTGTAGATGTCTGCTTGTAATAGGCTCCACACTTTTTATGTTAATGAAGTTGTGATCATCATACAACTTTGTTAATGTCTGTTTGTCATAGCCACTTTTATGTACTGGCCATGTATCTTCAAACTGATCATTTTGCCATCCCCACAAACCAGCTTTAGCTTCTCTGAGTTCTTTTTCCGTGGATCTAGAGAACCACTGAAACAAATGGAAAGTTATATTGGGGACAATTATCTCACATATTCCCCCAGATATCAACAGTCTATACCACATAGAAAGGACATATTCACCTTGTTCAAATGTAAGGTGTTCAAAAAAGTGTCTGGAAAAAATGTGCTCGACAGTTTCATCTTCTACATGATAATCTAGTTCCCATGCTGTACAAACAATGTCTACACCAGGTACATCTCTAATGTCATTGGTCAGAAAGCCTTTCTTGGTAGGGTTAGTACCACAGCCAACTTCTATTTTCATAATTAAATCTTTTCAATTGTGTATAATCTGTACCTAAAAGTAACTGTAGCTCTAAGGTATTCAACATCGGTTAGTGTACTATCAAATGACAAGTCAGACAACGATATAGGAAACATATCTTGAAACACTACTTTTACGTTTGAGTTCTGATGACTAGACAATACCATTAACGTACCATCACTAAACACTTTAGTAGCATCTGATTGCGCTGACACAGTAGACGATGTTCTGAGCAACGTTGAATATTGCTCGAAAGATTCTGGGAAACCCAACCCCCTTAGCCACTCGTAAATTTCCAGATAGTTGGACATATCTTCATCTACTAGGAAAGTAATGTCAAGAGGTTCAAATGACAACTTAGTGCCTGGGGTAGGTAATTTGACAAAAGGATCCTCTAAGTCAAATTGACCAAGAGTGAGGGTAGGTAATCGTACGTTTTGTACAAAGTAGTTTGTAGTAGGAGTACGGTTAAGGTTGAACCTAAAACCTAAAGGTGATAGGTAACTTTTATTGGTTGGTTGATTATCAATAGCGGCCATATTGTCCTCCTCATGTATTTATCTGATAAAAAAAGGGGCCGAAGCCCCTCGTCAAAAGGTAAAGCTCACAATAACCAGAGTAACAACAAGACCAATCCACCTCCTATAGCTAGAGATGGGAGGTGTAGTTTTCCTACCAAAGGAAGTTCTAAGTCCATAGTGTTTCTCCTTTTTGCAGCTCAAATCGAGCACCTATATTTATTTTTTAGGCAAAAAAAGACCCGGCTAAAAAGCCGGGTCCTAAAATCGCCCTTACGGGTCTTTTTATTACATCAGGTTCGATACTGCAACAAGTCGGTAGTAGACGTTCTTGTTGTTGAAGCTGATTGTACCATTGCCGGCAGTAGCGCCTTGAGCAAATGGGTTAGCAACCATGCCATATCGAGTCTTGAAGCCGATCTTAGGCTGGAAAGTGTCCTCACCAACCGCACGTACCATTTGCAGAGGTACATATGGGCAGTAGAAGATACCAGCATCAAAGGCGCTAGAGCCCTTGTAACCGATCGTGTAGTACTGGTTACCAGCAGAAGAAGCAAAGTATGGATCGATGTAGACCCGTACTCGACCATTCAGGACACCTGCAAAGGTGTTGCCAGTGTCATCTACGCTCAAGTTAGCAGACAGTGCAGGGGTGTAATCCAGAACGCCAGCCATCTGAAGAGCAGAAGCTACGTCAGAAGAGCAGATCAGGATGTTACCCTTACCGCGACGAGTGTCTTTAGCGATTTGGTTAGCGTCCCGCTCGATCTGGAAAATCAGACCCTTGAAGCGCTCTACTGACCAACGACCGTTGGAATCTACGTCGAGGTTGAAAGTACCGGCCGAAGCAACGTTCTGCTGAGCACCAGCTGTAGCAGTGTAGTTGATCGTTCGGACAACTTCACGGTTGATTTCAGCCAGGATCTCAGCTGACAGGATGTTAGAAAGCTCAGTCTCAGCGTCGAGGCCGTGGATAGCTTTCAGGTCCTGAGCAAGTTCCATCGTGTACTCAGCTTTCAGAGCACGTGAAACAGCCGTTACAGCAACTTTCTCGATAGAGAAGGCCATCTCGTTGAAAGCGTTAGCAGCGCCATCACCCAGAGCTTCAGCAGCAGTGGTTGGCATACCAGTTTCAACAGAGTAGGTGTTACCTACTGCACGAGTAGTTGGATCAGTACCAGCCTGACCTACACCTGGGTTGCCTTCACCGTCGATAACAGCTTTAGAAGCGTTGTTACCAGAAGCAGAAGCACCAAACGAAGAATCAGCTTCGTTATACAGAGCCTCAGTACCGCCTTGAGTAGAGTAACGTGCGCGCATTGCAAAGATCAGTCCAGTTGGACCAGTCATTGGCTGTACGCCACATACGTCATAAGCGATCAGGTTTGGCATTGATCGTCGTACCAATGAAATCAGTACTGGATCAAAAAGATCTACGTTGCCTGAAGGTGAGACGCTAGGAGCAGCAGAACCACCCATTGCGTTAGTAGGAGAAGCCTCCCCCAACAGCGATGGCATTTGGTATCCGCCTGAACCCATAGCTTGCTCACGAGCAGAGCGTTCTTGGTTTTCCAGAAGTTGAGCAGTTACAGCACGACGATGCGAGTCCTTGATTTC